CCTAACATTGAAATTATCAACGACTTCTATCAAGAGGGCGATGTTAGTATTGTGCCCTGGTTAGTAGGCGACGATCATAAAAAGATTCCTAAGATCAATGCCAAGTATATGTTTGGGCACTTTGAGTTGCCGGGCTACTATATGAATGCCATGGTACAGATGCCAGAGCACGGTGAGATTAGACGCGAGGACTTTGGGCATATTGATCATGTATACAGTGGACACTTCCATAAACGTCAAACAGGTAAGAACATTACCTATGTAGGCAATGCGTTTCCGCACAACTATGCAGATGCAGGTGACGATGAACGTGGCATGATGATATTAGAATGGGGCAATGAGCCAACGTTTCATGCTTGGCCAGATCAGCCTAAGTATCGTGTCTACACCTTAAGTGGCATACTACAAAGCCCAGAAGCATTACTGCAAAAAGGCATGCACTGTCGTGTAAACATCGATGTAGATATTTCATACGAAGAAGCAACGTTTATTAAAGAAACGTTTGTAGGCACTTACAATTTACGCGAGCTTACTTTAATTCCTGTTAAGCATACTGATATTGGCACAGATATTATGTTGGGCAATATTCAATTTGAAAGTATCGATACCATCGTAACAAGTCAACTAACAGCTATTAACAGTGATCATTACAATCCGGCATTGTTATTAGACATCTACAGGAATCTATGAAACGAGAATTACCGTTCTTAGAAACTATGATTACACAATCTTGTAATCTAAGCTGTGAAGGTTGCACTAATTATAGTGATTATAATGTTAGTGGATCAGTACAGTGGGATAGTGCTAAAGAATGGATTTCGTCTTGGCTTAAACGTGTAAATATACCCGATTTTGGATTGATTGGCGGAGAACCGTTGTTAAACAAAGAAGCAGAACAATGGTTAGTTGGATGTAGAGAACTAATGCCAGCTAGTCAATTAAGATTTACTACAAACGGGACTATTTTGTCTCAAAAAACTAGTATATTAGATACTATATTTGATGTAGGTAACTGTGTTTTTAAAATAACTGTACATCAACCTGATCAATTTTATATTCAAGAAGCACTTAATAAAGTGTTCAGTTATGCAGATTGGGAGCCGGTAACAGAATTTGGTATACAGCGATGGCGTGCTAAAAATAATGTGCGCTTTCAAATTAATTTCCCTAAGACGTTTTATAAAACGTTTAAAGGTAATTATTCTAATATGCTGCCGCACAATTCTAAACCAGAAGATGCATTTGCAATATGTTGTCAGAAAACATGCCCGTTGCTGTATAACGGTAAAATTTACAAGTGCAGTTCTATTGCATTATTAGCTAAAACATTAGCAGATTGGCATCAAACTCAATCTGAATGGGATCCATATTTAGATTATAAAGGAATCGATCTCAACTGCTCTGATATTGAATTAGATAACTTTATTAAAGGATTTAATACACCAGAAAGTATTTGCCAAATGTGTCCAAGTATTAGCGATATTAGTAGTAAATTAGATCATGTTAATACAGTAACATCCAAAGCATCGTGGATCAAATTAAATGTTATCAATTAAAAATGAAGTGTTAGATATTGTCAATGATCGTTACGAGATTTTAGATATCATTGATCTAGTTAGTTACGATTATCAACTAGATAAATTAGATCAACTATTATCAAAATATAATAATCATGTTTTTTTAAAAAACCAACGGATATTAATTCTCCATCACGATACTGATTATTACATTACTGCATCTGCAACAGGATTTACTCTATATAATTTATGTGTATTATTAAATCGATATCAACTACCAGCAGAATGTCTAATTATGTTTACTAATCATTATGGTATAAAAGACGAACTAGCGCACTTAATGGAACAAATATGTAATAGCAATCCGTTGAAGGTTGTATATACCTCACAATGGTACGACTATCCAGATTCTGCAGTTGTACCCGCTAATCTCCAAGTAACAAATATAAAAAATTTATTTTGTTGTCTTAACGGAGTCAATCGAGCACATAGATTGCTTACTTTATGCTATTTTCAAAAATATAATTTACTCGACGCTGGCACAATTTCATATCACTTTACATGAATCTAAGAACCACTGTACCTTTTACTAGATTTAATAATTACCTTGATCTATCTGCAGATCAACGAAATGTAATGGCCATTCATTCAGGCCAGTTTATAGGGAAGTCATTTGTAGATCCTATTATAACCGGAGACACTAATGATCCAGCAACTCGATTTAATGCAGAATTTTTAAATTATTCATTTGTATATGTTATTACTGAAACTGTTGGTGATTATCCGTATCCGTATTTTAGTGAAAAGACATGGAAAGCTATGTCTACAGGAAGTCCTTTTATAATGATCAATGCTCAGAATAGTTTGTTAAAGCTACAAGAATTTGGTTTTAAAACCTTTAGTGAATGGTGGGACGAAGGATACGATACTAAAAACACAGTTGCTGATAGAATTGAGGCAGCAGTTAACATATTAAACGAGTTTTCACATAAATCTATATCAGAATTACAAGCAATAAGAAACACAATGTCTCACGTTATTGATTATAATCGACATCATCTAACTACTTTTCAAAAGTTAGATTTAGAAAATATAACCAATCAGATTTGAATTATCAAGGATAGTTGCTATAATAAAGTATGTTTAAAATAAAAAATCTCACAGTTAAAAACTTTATGAGCGTAGGTAATGCTACGCAAGCGGTTGAGTTTGACCGTAACGATCTCACGTTAGTATTAGGAGTCAACGTTGACTTAGGTGGTGATGACAGTGGCGCACGTAACGGCACTGGTAAAACAACTATCATCAATGCCTTAAGCTACAGTCTGTTTGGACAAGCATTAACTAATATTAAACGTGATAACTTAATTAATAAAACCAATGGTAAGAACATGTTGGTTACTGTTGAGTTTGAACATAACGGACAAGATTATAAGATTGAACGTGGACGTAAGCCTAACATAATGAAGTTTTATGTAGGCGACGAAGAAAAAGAAATTACAGACGAGAGTCAAGGCGACAGTAGAGAAACGCAGGCTGAAATTGAACGCTTGTTAAGTATGTCGCATAATATGTTTAAGCACATTGTTGCGCTTAATACCTATACCGAACCGTTCCTTAGTCTTAAAGCTAATGACCAACGTGAAATAATCGAACAGTTACTTGGCATCACTGTATTAAGTGAAAAGGCAGAAAAACTCAAAGAGTTGGGTCGTGCTACCAAGGATGCAATACAGCAAGAAGAGTTCAATATTAAAGCAATAAACGACGCAAATGGCCGTATTCAAGAGCAAATCGACAGCTTAAAACGTCGGCAAACTATGTGGACTACTAAGCATGCAGATGACACAGTAAAACTACAAAATGCCCTTACAGAACTACGTAAAATTGATATCGAACAAGAGCTAGCGGCACATACTGCGCTTACTGCTTACAATCAACAGCGCAAAGACCTAGATGATTTATCCAAAGCTATATTACGTAGTGAAGCAGATATTGCCCGTGAACAAAAAACCATAGACAAAGTTACTAAAGAAATTTCTGATCTTGAAGCACATACTTGTTATGCTTGCGGACAGCATTTTCATGATAGCAAGCATGAAGAAGTGTTAGCGGCTAAACGTGCATCACTTGAAACTGCTACGAATCAATATTTGTCAGATGAATCACAGTTGCTTGCACTTACTGGTGCTAAGGCAGAAATTGGCCCACTAGGTGCTCAACCTCGAGTATATTACGATAAAGAAGCAGATGCGTTTCATCACAAGGGTTCTATTACCAGTTTAGAAACACAGTTAGCCGCTAAGGCTACAGAAGTTGATCCATATGCTGAACAAATTGAAGAAATGACACAGACTGCCTTAGTAGAAACTGATTATACTACTATGAACGAGCTAGTTAAGTTAAAAGAACATCAAGACTTCTTGTTAAAACTATTAACCAACAAAGATAGCTTTATCCGTAAACGTATCATTGATCAAAACTTGTTGCATTTAAACGCACGTCTAAGTCAATACTTGGATCGTATTGGATTGCCACACACAGTAACGTTCTTAAATGATTTAAGCGTTGAGATTACAGAGTTAGGACGTGAGTTAGACTTTGATAACTTGTCACGTGGTGAACGTAATCGCTTGATATTAAGTTTATCTTGGGCATTCCGTGATGTTTGGGAAAGTTTATACAATCCTATTAACTTATTGTTCATTGATGAACTTATTGATAGTGGTATGGATAGTAGTGGAGTTGAAAGTTCATTGAGCATACTTAAAAAGATGTCACGTGAGCATGAGAAAAGTATTTGGCTTGTTTCGCATAAAGATGAACTTGCAGGTCGAGTTAACAATATTATGACTGTAACCAAAGAGAATGGGTTTACATCATATAGCACAGATGTTGATGTTATCTAATATTAAAGTATTGCATATCGAACCAACCGACGCATGCAATGCGGCCTGTCCACAGTGTGCGAGAGAAACAGATACAACGTTCAATAAGAATGTTTTGCATCATCTTACTGTAGATCAAATTAAAAAATTAGTTAGCGAAGATGTTATTCGCAATCTTGATAAAATGTTTATGTGCGGCGACTACGGTGATCCAGCAGCTGGCAAACACACATTAGAAATTTTTAAATATTTTAGAAGTGTAAATCCTAAAATAATATTAGGAATGAATACAAATGGTGGGCTAAGATCTACTAACTGGTGGAGAGAATTAGCCACAGTTATGCATCAACCTAGTACTGCTCCGCAAGAATATGTAGTGTGGAGTATCGATGGGTTAGCTGACACTAATCATATCTATCGAATCAATACAGAATGGAATAAAATAATAGCAAATGCACAGGCATTTATACAAGCAGGTGGGCTTGCTCATTGGGAGATGTTAGTGTTTAAACACAACGAACATCAGGTTGACCAAGCACAGCAATTAGCAAGAGAGCTTGGATTTAAATGGTTTCGCGCCAAGGTCAGCAAAAGATTTAACAGTACCCCAATATCATTCCTACAATCTCCGTCCGGGTGGGCAAATCCTACTGTGACTAGTGGTACTATAGAGTGTGCTGCACTTAAAGATCAAAGTTTATATATATCAGCTAAAGGTATCATGCATCCGTGTTGTTGGCTTGGAACTACTTCACATACTATCAACGATTTTACTAATATACAGCAGTCGTGGTTATCGCTTAATCCCAATAATATTTGCGTTAATACCTGTACTAAAAATAAATTAGGTACAAGTTTTACAAATCAATGGCAGAGAGAAATAGAATTTAATTAAATTTTACCACCCACTACAAGGTGGTTAAATACACATAATAACAAGGAGAAGTAAACATGTCAATTCATGAAGATATTTTAGCAGCAGTAGAACTATACGTAGCAGAATCAGAAAAATTTGAAGTTAAGGGTGTTAAGGCCGCAGCGGCACGTGCTCGTGGTGCATTAGGTGATTTAGGTAAGTTAACTAAAGCTCGTCGTGCAGAAATCCAAGAGAAGAAAAATGCAGCGGCTGCAAAATAAATAACGTATGACATACGACTTCCCCTGGATCTATAATGGTACACCTTTCGATTCGGGGGATATTGGTGAATACTACGGTTTCATTTATAGAATAACCAATCTTACTAACGGCTACGATTATGTGGGTCGTAAGTATTTTAAAACTATCAAAAAAAGACCACCGTTAAAAGGCAAGAAGAACAAACGTCTAGAAACAATTGAAACTGATTGGAAAGACTATTGGGGTTCTTCGAGTCGACTAGTAGCAGATATCCTAGCTTTAGGCAAGGAACAGTTTAAACGCGAAATTATACATCTATGTCTAAGTCGTGGTGAAACTAACTACATGGAAGCGCATTATCAATTTATGGAAGAAGTACTGTTGAGGGAAGATAACTACAATGGTATTATACAAATTAAATTAGGCAAGGGTTCCGTAAAAGATTTAAAAATTAATAAAACCAGTTGACCAACGACACTAAACGTATTACAATAAACACACAGCTCTCAGACACCAAGTCACTCTCATAGAAACAAATTCCAACTCCGTAGTAAAGTAGTAAATGTTTTAACAGCCCTATTGCAGATTAAGTTCTGTATTCAGAGGAGATCGTGCTCGCGTAATGGCCGCACGTGGAACGTGTAGACTAGACTACACACTGAATGGCGACCGTGTATTGTGCTAT